TATATTTTTATTTTTTTAATTGACAATATGTTTTTAGTAGGTATGGTGGTATATGAGCCACCCTGTTTAATTTCTTGATTATCTTCAAAACCTAAATCTGCCATGATAACTGTTGTCTTAGAATTTTCTTCAACTAACCAACCTACACTTTTACAAATAGCAGTCTTTGATTTTTTAATTTCTGAAATATAAGTCCATTCGGAATTACTAATTATATCTTCCCAATATATAATTACTAAATCGTATGGAAAATTTTTCTTATTAATTTCTGGTAATTTTTTTATTTTCTTTCTTATCACTCCTAATATCCAAACATTCTATCTACTGGTTGAAATTGTGGTCTAGGAGTTTTATTAAATCTATTTGCATAACTTGTATGCATTGGTCTACTCATGCAGCCATATCTTAATGCGTCATATGCGTGATCTTCCACGTGTGTATTAATATCCTCTGGATTATTATCATCTAATGGAAGTGTTGGAAAAGTTCTTAATAAGTTTCTGCAGGTAGCAAATATTCTAAGACCTGGTTCTTTTTTCTTTTCGTCAACTATTTTTAATCTTTTGTGGATTTCTAATTTACCACTAATTCTGCTTTTAGGAGTTCTATCAGAAGGTCTCCAGCGACATCCTGCTTGAATCATCGTTTCTGCAATGCTTGGACCTATATCACCTCGTTTTGCCCATGTACTAGCGTCTAAGACCCCGTAGCGTATGTATTCTCCACGTTCTAGCTCTAAGACTTTTCGTGCAAATACATCTGCCGTAATCTTTTGGGTATATAATTCTCGATATAACCATAAATTATTATCATAATCAATAGCAAACCAAAGAACACAAGCAGGAGAAGAGTAGCCCCAATCTGCAGCACGAAAACGCTGCCAGCCTTTAGGTACTTCAAAAGGTTCAACAACATGAATCTCCCTATCAAATTCTGGAAATGCTGCATTTGAAAATGCATCCCAATTTCCATCTAAAAATTGTTTTCTTTGTACTTCTGGTAAAGATGATAACATTGCATAGTAATCATCTGTTTGCATAAGGTACGGATTGTCTTGTAACTTTGCAGGAATAAATCTTCTGGTTATATATTTTATTCCTTTGGGTGTAGTTATCTCTACGTTAAAAGCTGTATTTGGATCTATAGGATCTACAAACATCTCTTTAACCCATTGTGATCCTACATTACCTGGATTACCTGTAGCTCTCATATAAACTGGTATATCAGGATCAACTGATCTAAGTGACGATCTTAGAAAATTATATATATCTGGCGAAGGATATTGTGGAAGTTCGTCTATTCCTATCCATGTGTAAGATTGCCCTTGGTAACGTAAAGCGTCTGTCATGTTCTCTGCGTACCCGAACTCTATCTTTGCTCCTGACGGGAATCTCCACTCTTTTTCTTGCTCTCTCCATTTTGCTCCTGGGAATGCTCGTGAGTATAATCTTTGAGAATGATTAATCAAATCTCTTAACTCTGGCATTGTCCGTCTGAGTAATAATGCTCTATGATTTTCTTTATGACAATATCGTAGTGGGTCAATTAACATTGCATATGACTTACCACCACCTCTTGCTCCTCCATAGAATACTTCTCTTTCTGGTGCAGCTAGGAATTCTGTTTGGGGTCCTCTATTAGGTTTGAATATAACCTTCTGCTGAGAAATATGCTCCTGTATACTTTTAGGAGCTTCATCTATTACGTCTTGTGTTATAAGTTGTTGCTCTTTACCATCTAAAGCTTTGTTAATGGTTAACAATTTCTTTTTGGTATTTTCTGCATGAGCTTTGGCTGAACGTAAAGATTGTTCTGCCTTTGCAACTTTCTTACGTGTTCTTGCTAAAATTTCTTTAGCTGATCGTTTGGCTTTTCTCTTGACTATCTTCTTTGGCTTTGGAGGTGGAATCTCGTTTAACTCTTTTGTTAAGTCCGACATATGAGATGTACCTTCCTGTTTTTCTTGTTAGCCATATTGCCACTTCTCTCAATGAACATGTTTTTAAATAATTCTTTGCTTGTTCTAATGCTTCTAGTTCTGATTCTATTGGAACTAAATAATCTGTATCTTCTGCTAACTTATACCCAAATGGTATAGTCCTAGCCTTTCTCTTAATCACTTTTATTTTTATATTTTTTCTGAATTTTTTCTTTTTCTTCTTTGTATTTTTTTTCTCTTAATTTTTTATTTTTTTCTTTTTGGTTAATAGGATTTTGTATACCTATTGAAAAAGCTTTTTTAAGCTTTATTATTTGTTCAGGATGTAAGTTAGAATATTTTTTATCTGACATAATTAATCTTCGACTGGAGTAACAATTGATTCCTTTGGTTCTTCTTTTGCTGGTAATATAAATATTCCATGTACTGCTTTCATATTTATATCTAATTGATCTTTCTTTGTCAAGCCAATTCTATCAAGGATTTGTTTTGCTGCTTCCATTCTAATATTAGCATGAGGAGTCGTACCATCTTCATCTAACATATCTACCATTTTGGTAGCAGCTTTGGCTGAATGTGTGGCTAAGTAATTCTCAGCCCTTGTTACAATCTCACTTTTAAGAGATCGTAATACTTTAGGATAGGAGTGTTCTGAATATCCTGCCAACTCCCCTGCTTTCTTTGGGTTGCCTCTTGCTTCCCCGAACAATGCGTCTAGAAACTTTTCCTGTGTATCGGTTAAGCTTCTTTCTTGAGTCTTTAGAATAGTAGAATCCATGTTTTGCATTTATAATTTCCATTAGTTCTTTAAATGGAATGTCTTTTACTGATTGTATCAACTTATTTTTTAATTTTACCAAAGAATTCAGCTAAAGTTTTTGATTCTTTAAATTTATTCCAGTTACTCTGATTGTTTGGAACCTTTTTAGATTTAGCCATTCTTTCAAACTTATCTTTTTCTTTAGAACCAGCTTCCATTTCAGATTTAGTCTTAGTATGATAAGATTTACCTTTCCAAAGAAAAGTTTTCTTACCTGCATCTTTAGCAGATCTAAAAGCTGTACCAAAAGGTCTAGGTTTAGCAGTCTTTGTCTTCTGCTCATCTCTAGCTTTTGGAAACATAGAAGATTTTGAGTAAACTTTTACTCCTTTTCCTCTACCTTGCTGAACTTTTACTTTTTTAACTTTAGGTTTTTTATCTTTTGTTGGATTTTTGCCAATTCCTTTTGCTGGCATAAGATTATCTCCTTGATTGTTATTATAATTAACAGAAATTCCTAGGAAATTTCAAGTTAATGATGCAATTTAGTGATGACCCTTTGTGCATATGTGTATGCTGTAGTGTACGTGTGTCCTTTTAAAGTGCATCAAAGATTCACTTCTTTCATCTTTTGATGATTAAAAGTGCATCTATTTATATTATACACACAAATTAGACTTTTGTCAACTATTATTTTAATTATTTTATGGGTGCGACAATTTGTCATAAGAAATGTATTGACAAAAGTGAAAATGATGTGTATAATGTAACTATAGGTTACACGGGGGGTTATATATATAAATTATAGCTGCATGTATATTCCCCCTTAGTATATACTAGGGAATATTGTCGGGAGATTTTAAGGTATTTACCCTAGAATATGTTCCCAGAAGTATAGCCCGCTATCTGGTTTACAAGGATTTCTTAAATTTTACCTCATTGCTATATGTATATGTCATAGACCCCCTAGGGACTCCTGCATATCCCCCTAAAATAAACCCTAGTAAAACTTTTAAGCAATCCTTAAAAATTTTTTAAGGTTTCTTTGGTGTGGTTCTCGGATATTTTTTGGGGGTATAATGGGAAATTTTGTAACTATAAAAACCCTAGTAAATCACTTGAATATAATTTAATTATTTTTTAATAGAGACAAAAAAAAACCCCCGATTAACTTTTAAATTAATCAGGGGTTAATTTCTTTTAGTATTATTTATCTTTTAAACCCCACCATGCCAATTCAGATAAAACTTTTTGTTTTTTTTCATCTGTCCAATCTTTAGACATATACTCATACATTAGATATTGAATTTTATCTAAATGCTTACTTAATATTTTAAGTTCATCAATTACAGTTTTTTGACTATCTGCAATTACTTCCTTTTTTATATGGTTTTTTTTAATCATATTTATTTACCTACTTTCAATAATTAATTTAATTCATATCTTTATTAATGTCAAAAAAAAACCCCCGAGTTTCCTCAGGGGTTTTTAGTTTAACTTGATTTATTTATATTGCTTTTTTATATTCAACTTTATTTTTTGGGCTAGCATTGGTTCTAGCATTTCTTAATTGACTTAACCATGTTTGACAAGTGGTAGTTAAAAAAGAAATATATTGTTCACTTTTAGCAGTACCAGAATTAAAAGGATTTTTTGCCTCATAATCCTTTTTAATTAGTGAACTAATATTTTTTATTTTTTGGTCGAAAGGATTTGTTTTTGTACCACCACCACCAAATTCTTTATAATATCCCCTTGCAACATTTTGAATATTACTAAAATTTAAAGATATTTGAGGGTCGTTATCTTTGTTTAACCTTTCACAATATTTACTAACATAATCGCCATTAACTCTAATTTTAGAATTATTAGCTCCAGCAAAATAAGATTTGTTTTTTTGTTTTAAAACTTCCTCTTTACCAACTTTATTTTGCCAAATTGTCATTGGTACATAAGCGTCAAAACTATCCCTTAAAGCGTCAATAGAGCCTTTATTGTCTTTACTATTCCATTGAACACCCAAATATTTTTGAAATTCATTTCTTAAATATTTTAAATGATGTCTCTCAACTTTGTTAAGATCATAGATTGATTTTAATTCTGGTTTATAACCTTTTTCATTAATATCATCTATATTTAAATCAACTTGAAATTTAAAATATCCATTTACATTACTTTCATGAATATCAATTACTAATTGATTTCTTTGGTTGCTATTTTTGTTTAGACCAAGTTCAATATCTTTTATCCTAGTCAAAACATTAGCAATATTTGTTTTTTTATCCATTGTTTTTACCTTTTATTAAATATGAATAAACCTATAAAAGAATTTTTATATTTTAATTTATTCATAATTATCAATATAAACCCATTACTTTTATAAATCAACTCATTATTAAAATAAATTAGTGAATATTCACTTTTAACTTAAAGCATTGAAATCATTGACTTTTTTTATACCCCCCTATTTAGAACATTAAGAGAACATCACAATCTAATCATAATCTTGCCACAAACTTGACACAATCAACCATAGGTGGTATTATTAAGAATATAAACAATTTAAACAATAGGAATTAAAATGATTAAATTTATTATTAATTTATTTAAAAGAAAAAAATCTCAATATTATTTTGAGTACATAACAATCAAGCCAAAATTAAAAAAATGATTATTTCAAAATGGCGTGGCTACGATATAAAAATATTAAATAGAACTATAAATTATTGTAAGATTGAACTATTCCATTTTAATGACCAACACTTTAGGGTTTATTCTTTAAATAATAAAGCATTAACTGACAATGAAATTAATAATAATATTATGAATACAATTAAAAAAAATGGACATAAAAAACAATAAATTATTAACAAGTTTATTTATTATTAATATAGTTATTTATAGCTATTTAATAATTGAATATATAAAACTATGAATTTTAATTTTATAAAGATAACAATAATATTGTTATTAATTACAATCATAATACAAACCCACCAAACCCACCAAACAACCCAAGAATTACTGAGAATTTTAGCAAAATAATTTCCCACTTTATAAATTGCGAGGGGGCAAAATTAAAATAACTTTTACTTGACACATATATATAGGTGTAATAAGCTATTTATATTATTAACTTAAAAAATATGAAAGGAGAGTTATGAAAGCATTAGTTTATGTTTCAATTATATGGCTCGTTATGGGCATATTAATTGGTATGATAGGAACATTATGATTGATGAAATAGTATAAGCCCTATCGGTAGCAATACTGGTAGGGCTTTTTAATATCCCACCTTACAGTTGACACACCCCACAAACTTTGATAATCTATAAGAATAAATAAACAAAAGGAGAACATTATGTCCGACCAACAAACAATAGAACGACTACAACAAGAAGTTGTTAGTGCTAATAAAGATAGACTATATCAAGCTACACTTAAAGAAGTTAATATAAATAACTTTAATAGGGCTAAAGCTATTTATAAATCTAGTAGTGGTCTTGATAATATATCCGAAGAACTTAAAACAAAATTTGATACTATAATGTTAGGGGGTAAATAATATGTCAGATATGGAAGAAATAGATAAGAAAATAAATGAAGTAGCTAATGATGATTTAGATGGATTGGAAGATAGTTTAAATCATTTAGATTCTGTTGATTCAGATGAACTACAAAGCAAAGCAAAAGAAATGATTGATGATTGCTCAAAGAAAGAACTTAAAAAAGTTTTAACATTACTCATTGGAATTGCTAGAAAATCTTTTCAAGAATATTAAAAGATTAACAAAACTTTATCTCCCCTAGTTAAAGTTAAACCCTGTGTGTCATCTTGACACATGGGGTTTTTTATTATAGTATGTACTTATGAATAAAGATTACAGATTAAAAATTACAATCAGAAATGATAGGATACTTTCTAAAATAGAAAGTTTAGGCTATATAAGTGTCAGAAAATTTTGTAAAGAATTTAATTTAGATTACCAACAAACAACAGAAGTAATAAATGGTAGAATAAAACCACTTAATGATAAAGGTACAGTTAGAAAAATTTGTGACCAACTACTATCTATACTTGGTTTAGAATTATCTGACGCATTTACAGATAGGCAACTACAAGGTTTTAATAAGACTGGATTTATGTTTAAGTTAAAAGAAAAAGAAATGCTTGAACTTGTTGACCCAGTACAGAATCAAGAAATAAAAGTAATTGAAAATGATGTACAAAAAAAGATTGCTGAAGCTATGAATAAAAGACTTAGTCCTAAACAAAAAGAAATATTATCATTGAAGTATGGATTTAATGGTCATGTTGAGCATACATTAGATGAGATAGGTAAAATGTATGGTGTAAGTAGAGAAAGAATTAGACAAATTATTGCTAAATCTGAACGACTACTTAAACACCCAGTAGTTATGAATGATATTATTAACACAGGTTTTGCAGATATATTTACTAAAGTAAATATCAGTAGAAAACAAATTAGAAAAGCTGAAAAGGAAATAGCATGAATGAAAAACAATTAACAATAGAAGAATTACAACACCACCAATGTCGCTATCCTTTAGGTAAAATAGAAGAACCACCTAAATATTTTTGTGGTAAAATTAGGTGGAGTGGCTATTCTTATTGCGAAGAACATGTAAAGGTATGCACTAAAGATGAAACTTAAACTAGCATTTAGATTAAAACAAATTAAAATATCTAAACTTATATTTACTTTAGTCTATAAAAAATCTGTACTTAAAAAAGAAATAACTGAATTAGATTTAACTAAACTCCGAGAACTAATAGACGAACAAGATAAACTTCTTGACATAGAATAATAACTTTGATATATTATAAGGGCAATCAACCGAGAGGGTGGTTGTCCTTTTTTGTTCCCTGTCGAGATACAGTAGCAAAACATAAACAATCAAGGGGGGTAGTGTAGAACTTTGCAATAGTGTACAGCACTACCCCGAAATTAAATCAATAATAACAAGGAGTAATATGAAACAATCACAAATAAAAGTCGGTAGTGTTTCTGACTATCTCTATACATTGATGACTCAAACTAAATCTAAAAAATTTCGTGCAGGTTTTTATAAAAAAAGTGGCGAATATAGAAAAGGTAAGTTTGATTTATTAAATAGAAAAACTTGGAAACAAACTGATGGTACTATGTACCAACGCAAAGGTAAGAAACGAACTACCAAAGCTGATGAGTACATACTTGCACACGACCTAGATAAAAAAGCACCACGAAACATATCTATTAAAAGATTAAAGTGGTTTAGTGTAGGTAAAAAAGTCTATGAAATCAACCATTTACAGCTAAATGAAACTACAACACTTACTATGTTTGAGAAAGTAAAATTTACTAATCTCAAAAAATTATTGAGTGGAGAATTTTCTACTTTAAAAGTAATTAATCTGTCTAACATACCAGATATAACTAAAGGAGATATCAATGACTGAATGGTGTCAGAATAAAGACTGTTGTTATAAGAAAAATCAAAATCAAATGCGTGGTACTAAAGGTCATAAGTATTATCAATCTAATAAAGCATACGATTATTATTTTGGTATGTTCTGTTCACAAGGTTGCTTTCATAATTATTTTAGAGAACACTCAAGAAGAATACTAGATACAATAGGAGAGATACCAAGGCAAACCATTGGTGTTGATGACGCTTGGCAGATTAGGTCCGAGTGGAATAGTGGTGGTAGCAATAGTTATTTTTTAATTAATTTATTAATGGGAGTAAAGCATAGAATAACAAGAGAGCAAGCACAAACACCAGAAGATATACAACAAGATTATGGTTGGCACACACGACCAGATTCAGAAGCTAAACCATTAGCAATTCAACTAGGTCTAGCTAGTTGACATATCAAAAATAATATAGTATTATATAGACATCATCTAGTTATCTAGGTGGTGTCTTTTAATTTCCAACAAGAAAGGAGTACTCAATGGAAAAAATAAAGCGAATAAGATTGAACACCGACTTTAGAAATAAAGTTAATGCTCAATTTAAAGTGCATATAGAAGCAGAGGACACACAAGAAAAAGAAAAGTTTTTTGAATTAAGAAAAAACTTTAAAGACTTGCAAGATAAGACTTGGAAACTTGCAGAAACCTGTGTTCGTAGGGCATATCCACAAAAAGATGTTGACACTTGTCATTATCTTCAAGACAAATATCCAAATGTAAATACTATTGCAAAAGATAGTTGTTTTCATTTTGGTTATATGAAACAAAAAGTTGATGATAAGACAGGCGAAGAACTTAATCAAGATGACGAATATGTTGAAAAACATTTTGACTTCAAATTAGGTGGCGACATTGATGGAATAGATAGGCAATCAAATCAAGATGAAAGCGATAATTGGGGTAGAAAAGATTATCGTGATTTTGCTTATGCTTATTTCAGAGATGAACTTAAAGCAAAGGATAACTGCAATCCAGATATCAACATTGAACAACATAAAAATGACAATAACCCACACTTATCTAAATACCAAGAAGCAAATGATAGGGCATTAGGTATAGGTCATAGTCGTGATAATTTAACTTCCTATTCTGCTAAATGGAATAGCGAATATGAGTTGGATTTGATTGGTCGTGAGTATTGTCGTGATAGACAAATCAATGTTAGTAAGGAAGAATTTCAAGTCTTTCTTATTTGGCAACAAGCTAAAGGTCAGTTGATTGTGGCACATCATAAGTGGATTGAGAGTGTTCTTAAGCAAATGAAGTTTGTTAAAGAAGTAGTCAAGGGCTATAAGTATCTTGATGAAGCATTAGAGTTTGCTAAAGAAAGCGACCTTACTATTGATGAAGCTGAAATCATAAGAACTAATAGCACAGGATTATCTATATATAATCCTGCAAATGCTGCCCAAATGCTTAAGTCTATGAAGAATAAAAATGTTAGCTTGAAAGATAAACTACTTGCAAGAGTAGAGTATGAAAAGCAAGCACAAAGTATATAAATAAATAATATGGTTAGGGGAGAAATCCCCTAGCCTTTAGTTTATTTTTGGGGACACATTAATGTGTTCTTAAATTAGGGTGCTGTATCTGCAGAGTATAAACTGCTATAGGACAGGTCACGAATGCGATTCGCATGGATAGTAGTTAATACTAGTTAAGTACTACCTGCCTGCACAGAACAACAACTAATTTAAAGTTTATTAGTGTGTCCCTTAAAATAAATAACCAACAATAAGGAAACACAATGAGTGCATTAGTCAATAGACTAAAGGAACAATACGAAACTCAGTATCAACATAGTATTACACCAGTTGAACTGCGACAATTAAACTCAGTTGAGAGTGATTTTGTATTGAATAAGCCTAGTTATGCCGTGCTTGACACAGAAAATAACAGGGCAATACACTTGCATGGTGCAAATTATCAGTTAATCCCCTATGAAAAGATATTGGTGGGACTATCTGACGCACTTGACAAGTATAATATAGATATAAATGATGCTTCACTTAAATTTAAAGTATCACCAGATTTAAATTACATGAGATTGAGAATTTTATTTGGGGATACAGGAGATTTTGGTGCATACTCTATGAACTATGATGCCAATGACAAGTTAAAGTTTGGTATTGAAGTTATATCTAGCTATGATGCTTCAATTATATACCAATTAAGAGCCATGTTTTTAAGATTAATATGTGCAAATGGAATGAAATCATTTGAAAGTATTAATTCATCTATGAAAAAACATGTTCGTAAATTTAATCTTGATGATTCATTTATTAAACTTGAATCTTTGAATCAAACATTTGATAACTTAAAGAATACTGTTGAAGTATATCAAAGTGTTAAGTTAGGTAGACGAGATGTTGAAAAATTATTTAGAAAGTTCTCTAATAATTCTGATGGTAAATATCATTTACTAAATAAATTATTAGAAACTGAAAAAGATAATTCAACATTATATGATGTGTATAATGCGTTAACAAATTATAGTTCTCATAATCAACGAGCCATTAAGATAGGTAAGAGAGATAGTGAAGATTATAAAATTGAAACATCTAAAAAAGATACGATAAGAAGTAATGAAGATAGAGATTTTGAAGTTAGAAATTTTATACAGAGTAATGACTTTTTATATTACTATCATCAGGGTGTAGCAAATCAATTATACTAAACAATATTTGTGGGGGGACTATAGTATATATAACCCCCCTGCAATGACAGGATATTATAACATATTTTTAATGAAAAAACGATACGACACATTGTCGCAGTAATAGGATAATAATATGAAAACATACAAAGAAGCAAAAGAAAAAACATCTTCTGAATTATTATACATAGAAGTAATTAAGAAAGCTATGAATGATGCCTTTACTATTGGTACTGCATCTGACCAAAGCCAATCACTTGCACAATCACAAGCAAAGAATTGGTTTGATATAAGTAATAAAGATTTTAAATTAATATGTGAACAAGCAGGAACAGAACCAGAATATATATTAAGATTATATAATAACTTACAATACAATTATAATTCTGGTAAGATAACTAAAGAACAATTAAAGTTTGGTATTAGTAGATTGGAGTTAAAGATATGAAAAAAAATAAATGGGTTATAGAAAATGGAAAATGGTGTGAATATAAATGTATAAAGTTTCATACAAAAGATAAAGATTATATGAATATATTAAACAGGGCAGTAAAATTACATCCCGAAGATATACATTATATAGTAAATACTTTAGAAGATATTTTAGATAGTAGAGGATATGAAAGAAATGAAAAGCTTGACACAAAGAATTTATTATGATATAAATAATAAATAACCAACAAGGAAAACCATATGGAAGATAATAAAATAGTTAAATACAAAGGGTACATTCGGAAGAGTGCCATTAATATTTTAGCTTGGTTAGAAAACAATCCTAATCCTACACAAGAAAAAGCACAGGAGTTATTAGAGTTAAGAGGTAAGATGAAAGACGCTATCTTTAATTACTTTGATAACATTAAGGATTGGGAGAAACATACAACAACATTACCTTTAGATGAATCAAGATTACTTGAGCAAAAGAAATGGCTTGAGGAAAATCAATATCCAGAAGGTAGTGGTAGTTAATTGAGTGCAGTATTAACTATATTAATATGGATAATATTATTCATGTTAATAAGAAAATTTGTATTTAAGAAAAACATTAATGGGGATTTGTGGGTATACCT